ATATTGTGAAGATCCTATTTTATTATCCCATGCCAATGTATTCGTATTGGAAACATTACCCAAAAACAAAATGGAAATGAACGAGGAAGAATATGTTGTGGCGGGAATGGCCAATGTGGCTGTTGAAGCGCTGCCCACAGGTAGAACCATGAAGGTGATCACGAAATTAGGTTTCGTGTTCGGACGAATGATGTTCTTGTGGTGGAGCGCACGCAAGGTGTTGTTTGTGCTATGTTTATTGGCGTTAATAACACCGTCCCTAGCTGAGGTTGCCAATGGAAAAACTCAGCATAGAGTTAGGCGAGAGGGCTTTGGTCCTTTTGAGGAAGACCAAACTTTGAATACGATATCGGAGTTAATTCAGACGGTCGTTAAGGAAGAGGAGAAACTAGTGAACGTAACCATTGAGTTCCTGGAGAAAAGTGAAGAGAAAATCTCAACATTTATAACCAGTAGAGCTAGAGTTATAGTCTGGGTTGGAGGCATTATAGCGGCTTTGTTCGTTTTACGCCTCACCTGGCCATGCGTCGCAGTGACCTTTAGATTCCTATATAGATTGGTTTGTACTTTGATCGCCTTAACTCGAACATTGACTTGTTGCATGTGGTGTTGTTCATTAGCACCATTTGTGTACATACGAAATAAGAGACGTGATTGGATACTTAGAGAGCGAGATAATCAGGTTGAGATAGGAACGAGTGAAGAATTAACTTCAATGAACCGAACAGTAGCAGACATAGAGTATGACCAATATGGTCCTCACGTTAAAAGCTCATTCGGAGAAAAAGTTTACTTCGCTAGAAGTACTCTTGACCAAAGCTCGTTTTTAGCACTGGCATCTGCTCCTCCCTTCGAACGAATGCAGGAGGGTAGAGTTAAGGAGACAGTGCTCAGTAGATCAGTTGCAAGACCTCTCAAGCAGCTGCCTGCCTTTCAAGGATATTTCACTGTGGATGGACAAGTAGTTGGACACTGTTGCAGGATCACCTATAAAGGGAAATCTTGCTTATTGACAGCATACCATGTATTGTCCTACAACCGAAGGGCTGACATTATACTTAATGTTGGTGATAAATCGGTTCGCATGAGCGACGTGCGAGTCGCTCCTGTGGCTTTCTCTAGAGAGACGGACTTTGACTATATAGTCTTACAAGTTCCGGACGTCATATTCTCGAAGTTAGGAATGCAGCGTGCTAAGATGGCTAATCATATAACACATGGAACTCCCGTGGTCATAAATCAGATCATGGATGGAAGGCCATGTTATACGATAGGCTTAGCCCAAAAAGCTGACCGTCCATGGATGATCAGCTATGGAGCATCAACTGTGGAGGGAACATCTGGAGCGCCAATCTTGAACGTCAAGCATGAAGTAGTTGGAGTACACATTGAAGGTGGGTCACAAGCCAATGTAGGAGTTGTACCAGAATTATTGCGGAATTTCAAAGAGTCCCCACAAAATGGAGACCTAAACGGTGATGATGAGCGATCTACTCCGGTCGATTCTGATTATGAAGAGACTGAAGAGGAGATGGAAGCTAGAATTGCCGCTCAAGTGGAGTTCGAGGAATACCAAGCAGAAAGGTATAAGCAATATGCTGTTAAAGGGCAGGAGATTATGCAGAGGACCAACAACTGGGCCGAAATAATGGACCAGCTGGACGAAGACTGGTGGGAAACACATACAGGTGATAGAGAATTCTATCAAACATATGTGTCAACAGTCGGAACAGTCGGCAAACACGTTGGAGCAAAGATCAAGGGTGATAGATATCGAAAGAAGGAAAGCCCCTGGACATGCACCAAGTGTATGACCTTGCATCTCAAGGCTGGATACAACTGCAAGAAATGCGGATACTCACTTAAACCTTCAACTAAGGAAGTAATTGAAGAGAAAAAGGAAGCAATAGCTAACAAATTTCCATATCCAGTTGAGAAGAAGATATTGGAAGAGTTAGATAGCCTTAAAGTCAAGTATGCCAATTTGGAAGCTTTGATTCAAAGGCAGCTGCAAAATCCTCAAACTCATCGATATGGACCCCCTGCTGATGTAGGAGCATCTGGGCCATTGCCTAAACAAGTTACAATGGATAAGAAATTGTATCAGGCCTTGCAAACAACTCCGGGAGCAGTGTCACCCATGGGCGAGTCGGTGAATAAAATCAGACCAGCTCAAAATACGGTGTCTAAACTCAAAGAAGGAGATTTCGACAACTACACGGTAGAGTCCTTAAAGAAGGTTGAAATGGAGAAAGTTGATGGAAAGAGGAAAAGAAGCCGGAAAGGGAAAGCTAACAAGAAGGAAACAGCTACTGTTAGGGAAGTACCTGCGGTTCCTTTAAACTCGATATCCCCATCACAAGATGGGGTCAATACTACGAGTGGTGTGAAGAAGAATTCTTCACTGAAAGATCCAAAATCATTGGAAGATCGAACGTCCGATTTCATTCAGCGAGTGAAACATGCGTCTCTTCGTTTTGGATCGACGCTCAAGCAGTAAGACCATCAATAGCTAAGTACTCTTGGCCTCTTCGCGGAGCAGAGGCTGAGAAAATTAGTTTTAAGCTCCAGTGTGAAAAGTTCCGCGAAGTGGAACCTCCTAGTCAAGAAGAAAGAGATTACTTCATCGATCTTACCAACAAAGATTACCTAAGATTCGCCATTCCTGAGTGGATGTCTAACTATGATCGAGGTGTATGGATGGTTGAGTTTAAAAACCTCCTGTCCTACATCAAAGCAGATTCATCCCCCGGAGTGCCTCTGGCTTTGGTCGGAGCTACAAATGGCGTAGTGATCAAGGAATTAGGAGATGAATTGATCGAGTGTGTGCTCGATAGGGTAGAACGCTTGCTCTCTTATTCTCTTGACGAGATTGAGGGCATGAGTAGGAAAGAAAGGATAGATAATAATTTGGTGGACCCCGTGCGGTGTTTCGTTAAATCGGAACCACACAAAGTAGAAAAAGTCAGAGAAGGAAGGATGAGGCTTATAGCTTCAGTGTCTCTTATCGATAAGTTGATTGAAATGGCTTTGCATCGAGTTCTTCACAAAACTGAAATACAGAATTGGTTGCATATCCCGAGTAAACCCGGGATAGGATTCTCGAAAGAGATGAATGATGATGTATATGAAAGTGTGATGGAACACTGCAAGGTTGAAGATCAAGCCTATACCGACATTTCAGGATGGGATTGGAGTGTTAAGGAGTATATGATTAGAGACTGTGCAGAGGGAGAAATCCGCTTGTGCTATAATGCCAGTGACGTCTGGAAACACCTAGTCAGAGCTGAAGCCATTAAGGAGAGCCAGACCGTTTATCAGTTTTCGGACGGAGTAATGGTGGCTCTCAATTATAATGGAGTCGTAAACTCAGGCAAATATAAAACCAGCCGAGGTAATTCTTGGATGAGGGTTTATTTGGCCCATTCAATAGGTGCTAAATTTTGTATAGCTGCTGGAGACGACTCAGTTGAAAGCTGGGTGGATGGAGCTCAGGCTAAATATGCTTTAAAAGGGTTCACTATTAAGGATTATCAGAGGGTGGAAACCGGATTTGAATTCTGCAGTCGGTGGTACCAAGAAGGAAGTAGTTTTCCTTTAAACGCTGATAAAATGTTGATGAATCTCCTACATAGTAGGATTGAGACAGAAGAACAGTTTTACATGGCGCTACTACAATTCACTGACATGATGGAGTATCATCCGGAGTTTCCAGCTTATGCCGACTTACTTGAGACCATAGGTTTCGTAAGTTCTCAGGGCAGGCGGGAGCCCAAGTGAAAACAATGGAGACCACTATTAAACAAATCCCACTACCTCAGCGACCTAAGAAGCAAAAGCCTAAATTGACCCAGACGAAAACTGTCGTGTTGTCGATTCCTCAGACTTCAGTTTCTAAGGCTCGCCGTAATCGTCGAAGACGGAAGAACAATGGAAATAACGCTGATGCGGGTCCAGAACCTGTTATAACTTCCCCTAGCGGATTGTTGCAGAATTATTTAATGCCGCAGCCAGTAGGTGTGAGTACTGGTCGTTCTAATATGGCTAGATCTCTTAATGCGGGAATTCGACGAGCTTTTCGCCAAAATGGCATTTCTAAGCAGGGTTTGTCCTTCTTGAAATGTGCTTTCTCAGCCCCAGACTTTGACGGAACAAACGTTTACGGAGTTCCGGATGACTTTGGCGGCAAGAGTTTGTGTGTTAAGCATCGAGCTGTAACTCCAGCCGCTTTCGCTGCTGACGTAGATTATTATTTTATGTTGGCACCTATCCCAGGTATTGCTTACTACTCGCTAAAGAAGACAGCGGGTGTACCGGTCGACGGAACAGAGACATGGATACCAACACCATACGCCAATTTCCAAAAGATTTTCCCAACTAACATAACAGGCAATTATATTGCCCAAAAGTTTAGAATGGTGAGTAGTCATTTTGAGTTAATTTGCACAACGAACAACAACAACTGGACTGGCAATGTGCAAGCCTTTAAGCTGCCAATGCAGATGTATGAGGCACAGGCCACACCTAGTGGCACCAACTATTATGCCCTTAGCGGCTTAGATGGTATAGTCTCTACTGACGCTGATATGTACTCGGGACCTTTTAACCTTGGAGTTTATACAGGATCTTTTAACAAAGGAGCTAAGTTCGACTTCCAAGAGGTTTTGAGAAACCAGCTAGGGCTTCCAGATGGAGCCAATTTCAATCCAGCCGGTGGAGACTTTGGAGCCTTAGCGGCTCAGATCCCCGGTTTCGATAATAATTTTGAGACAACCATAATAAAGATAAGTGGTATAGGCGCTAATCCGTCTAATACTGCTCTTATTAAGAGCTGGGCCTGTGTGGAGTATCAATTTACCCCGGGTTCGGTTAATTATGAGTCACAGGTTCTACATACAGATTGTGATGAAGTTGCCCTCAAGATTTATAAGAAGCTCATTTGTGAATTGCCAGTTGGCGTGTCTTATTTGGACAATGCCAATTTCTGGAATCGAGTTCTTTCTGTGCTGGCTAGTATGGGTATGGCTTTATCAGCCATTCCTGGACCCTACGGAGCTATAGCAGGTGGTGTAGGCGCTATTTCGAGTGGTCTTCGTGACTTGACGATGTGAAGGAAAACACGTAAAAACCGGGGTGAGACCCATATCTGAGAAGGAAAACTCTAAACCCAGTGGTTGT